GTATCAAGGAACTCAATCGTCAAACTAAAGATAAAATTACCCAAGAAGAATTCCGCATCCGTGCCGAGCAAGAAGCCAACCGGCGTATCGAAGAACAGATTAACGCACTGAAGCGTAGACAAACATTGTGGTCAAACAAACATGATGAAGATATCGCGGAACTCGAGAAAACCCTCAAGTTGTTGCAAAATATACAAATCAAAGACGAGATTGCAGCGCACCAGGAGCACCGGGCATGGGACCAAAAGCGCAAGGATTTAAATGAACTGGCAACTCAAATCTCTCGTGTCAAGATGGATGTCGGTAGAGAAGAAAAAACAGCAGCTAAACTATCAAACGAACTCAAAACCCTTGAAAATCACGAGTGTCATACCTGCGGCCAGGCCTTCCGTGACGCCAAGCACCAACAGGTCGTGGCAGCAAAACAAGCAGACTTGGCAACGGCCCGAGCAAATTGCGCAGAATACAGCGCCCTGTTGTCTGAACTTGAGGCGGCTCACCACAGCCTGGGCTCGCTGGGTCAACCTCCCAAGATGTTCTATGATAAAGAAAGTGATGCCATCCAACATCAAGCCACTGTGTTAAACTTGGAACAGCAGATTGCCGCCAAACAGACCGAAACAGACCCGTATGCCGAACAAATAGAGGAAATGCAGGCTCAAGCCTTGCAGGTGATAAGCTATGACACACTCAACGAGCTGACTAGACTACAAGAACATCAAGAATTCTTGCTCAAACTCTTGACATCAAAGGATAGTTTTGTGCGCAAAAAGATCATGGAACAGAATCTCAGTTATCTCAATGCCAGACTCACACACTACTTGGATAGGATTGGCTTGCCCCATACTGTGGTATTCCAAAACGACTTAACTGTAAGCATCGAAGAACTAGGACGAGAGCTCGACTTTGATAACTTGAGTCGCGGCGAACGCAATCGATTGATTCTCAGCATGAGCTGGGCCTTCCGTGATGTGTTTGAAAGTCTGTATCAACCCATCAACCTGTTGTTCATTGACGAAATGATCGACAACGGACTTGACACAGCCGGTGTTGAAAATGCCTTGGCCTTGCTCAAACACATGAGTCGTGAACGACACAAATCAATTTGGTTGGTCAGTCATCGGGACGAGCTAGCCGGTCGTGTTGAAAATATACTCAAGGTCATCAAAGAGGGTGGTTTTACCACTTACAACACGGATGTAGAAATTGTTTAACTATCGCACTGTTCATTTAGAAATCAGTAGTAAATGCACTCTTAAATGTCCTAGATGCCCACGCACTGAGCTGCGGCTTGATCGTGTAAATCGAGATATATCGTTGGTTGAATTTAAAACAGGATTTCCTGTGGATGTGATCTCCAAAATTGAAAACTTTATATTCTGCGGGGACATAGGCGACCCTATATATGCCACTGACTTTTTAGAAATCATTGCTTATATTAAACAAAATAGTTCCAGTAGAATTCGAATAGTCACCAATGGCAGTTACAAAAAAGATAATTGGTGGCAATGCTTGGGTGGCATGTTGGAATCCAACGACCAAGTTACATTCAGTGTGGATGGTTGGGACCAAGAAAGTAACGAACAATATAGAGTCAACTGTAACTTTGACAGCATCATACAAGGAATTAAATCACTTAGATCAAGTAGTCCTTGTATAATACAATGGTCTGCTATCTATTTTGCATTTAACCAAGATAAAATCGCCCACATTAAAGATCTAGCAACAAGTCTAGGTTGCAATCGATTTCAGACTGTAAAAAGTTCTAAGTTTGATGGCAGATATGTTGTCAATGGTCTAGATTCATTGAAGCCCGACAAGAACTATGTGGCTGAAACTTTGATTTATAATACTATGGTCGAAGACCTAGACACAAATAAATACACACCTATGGCCATACCAACCCCGATATTACCGCATGCCTGGGCACGTTGTTTAAATTACAAAAAAGATTTATTCATCGGAGTCGATGGATTAGTGTCACCATGCCCGTGGTTTAACAATGGATATCAGGACAACAACTTTATACAAGAGAATCGAGATCAATTGCTCATAAAAAATAGATCATTTTTTGAAATAATCAATGATGTTGCTTTGTGGAAGAAACTTGTGGACAGTTTTGACACTGCTCCATTGACCATTTGTCAACTAAAGTGTAAGAATGGCCCACAGTAAAATATTCTGCGGAGTTCCATGGTATGAACTCAACATCAACAATGATGGAAGTTTTGATCTGTGCGGCTGTCAGAATGACAAAATTCTAGGCACAGAGTTGGGACAGTACTGGAATATTAAGAAATTGACAATTCCAGATTATTGGAATGGCGACCGTATGAGGGAAGCCCGGCTAAGAAAACTGGGCACAGAGCCAGATTCCATGTGCCGTGTGTGTCAACAAAAGGATTCAGTGGGGTATGAAAGTACTCGACGCAAAGAAAATATCAAATCTGTAATCTTTTTAGATGCGTTTGATCGCAGTTTTACACAGAGTCCCAACTATCACAGATTCAAATACAGTGAACACAATCAAGGCTTTACGCAAACAACTCCACACAGTTTACATATCAATCTAGGCGATGCTTGTAATTTTGCCTGCCGTATGTGCAAGCCTTGGGCCAGTAGCAAACTGCAACATGAATTCAAACAGCTCAACTGGGTTAACAAAGATGACACATTTGGACACTGGGCCGATGATCCCAGTGGGTGGAAAAACTTTGTGGACTTCCTAGACACCCACGGCAATGGCATTCGCGTGATACATGTGATTGGTGGCGAAGTAGCGTTAATGCCCAAGTTTGACTGGTTGATTAATTATTTTGTTGATCGCGGGTTGGCACAGTCGGTTAACTTTAGTTTTACAATCAACGGCAGTCTTGATTATACAAGATACTTTGATCGCTTGAGCAAATTTAATCGTAGTGAGATTGGTATTAGTATTGAAAGTGTCGGTGTCATGGGCGATTACATACGTCAGGGCGGCAACATCAAACAAATACTTGCAAACATCGAAGGACTTAATCAGCAAAGACCCGACAATATGGCTCTGGTAATTCGCACTGTGCCTAGCATGTTGAGTTTGCCAGACTACGCCAATTTGATTAGTTGGGCATGGAGTCAAGGAATCCCCATTGACAATAGTTTACTGGTTCAGCCGCAGTGGCAGTCGGGAACCTTGCTGCCCGACACAGTCAAGATGCAAATTCAACAAGACGTTCAACAGATATTGAATCGGTTACCAGGCGATTCTGGCGCACAATTGATCAATCAAAAAGATCCAAACAAGATAAATGCCAGCATTCGCAACGAGTGCGAAAGTATTATAAAGTTTACACAGATACCGGCACCGGCAAACGCTGATGAACTGTTGACTAAGTGTGCTGCAAAGCTGGACCAATGGGACAAACTGAAAAAGATTAATCTTAAAGATTATTCTGTTGAGCTGTATGAGTTATTGAATAGCTATGGATACTCAGGTGCGTGATATCAAACTAGATCTTGCCCTGTCGCCGGTGTTCTGGCAAGATCCACCCGAAATCACCATCAAATTCAATGATGCAGTGCTGTTTGCTGGTTTTTTGATCGAATCTGCACAGTTTGATTGGACGTTGCCTGCTGAAGATGTCAATCGACTCAGTATACGGTTGACCAACAAGACAGATGCAGACAGTCAAAACGGCAAAGACAAGGCAGTGACAGTTGACAGCATAGGAATTGAGGGATTTCATTATCAAAGTTTTATGCATGCGACCCGGTATCGGCCCGAATACTCAGCGGGTTATTATCTCTATGCTCAAGAAAACAATATCACAGTGGAGCCTGTTATACATTCCAACTACTTGGGATTCAACGGAGAGTGGTTTTTGGAATGTACATGGCCCACATTTACCTGGATTTACAATTTAGAAACCAATGGATTGGGATGGATCTATGAAAAAAACATATAATCTATTAGAGTCGATAATTACTAGTCCATGTCATGGCTGTATGAAAACATCGAAATTGAAGCATTGCCCGAAAATTGTGTCGGGTTTGTTTATCTAATTACAAACAACGTATCAGGCAAAAAATATATTGGAAAAAAACTAGCAAAATTTAGCCGAACAACATATCGAGTAGTAAAATTAAAGAATGGCAACAAGAAGCGTAAGAAAATCAAGAGCAAAATAGATTCAGACTGGCAGCTATACTATGGATCAAACACAGAACTCAATCAAGATATTGCACGCTTAGGTGTAGAAAACTTCACAAGAGAAATATTATTTTATTGTCGATCAAAAGCAGAATGCAGCTATGTCGAAGCTCGCGAACAATTTCGTCACAAAGTACTGGAGTCAGACGACTGGTATAACGGGCAGATAGTTTGCCGCATACACGGCAGCCACATAAAAAACAAAATTTAACATAGACAGGCAACTCATAGACTCTGTGATCAGCGACATGGCTGATCCCCATTGAGGAACGGTGCAATACCCGGTCCAGACTTGGGCGTCAAAGGCAATTGCTAACTTAAGGCAACAAATGGTTTGAGCTCTGTGAAAAAGATACAACTCATGCTCGTAGGACTTGGATTTATTATCGGGTCACTAGGGTTCCGTTGATATGTGAAGCTAGAGTAAGGGGTACCGGTCAACCGCCTCTGCTGTATGAAAATACAAATCTCTTTATAATAAATGACTATGCTACTCGGATAATGGCAAGATCATGTTCACCGTGCATACGGTGAACTATGACCAATTAATCTGGATAATAGCTAAAATCGCTTCGCTCTTGATATCGTTCAAACAAGAAAAAACATTGATGAGCGCAAGCGAATCAATAGATCTCGTTAGAGATCTCGAATACTAGCTGGTAAGTAAAAGCGCAGAGATAAAATGAAAGAACGTGAGACAGACCCTTAAAGGTCAGAAAGAACAGCAAAAAGATTAGCTGCCCTGCAAAAAGCAAAAGCAGCCAAACTGTTAAAACTGATCAGGCCAATCACGAAACAAGGCATGTTGTATATCTCCAGCAACAAACTGATTGAATGATTTGTGTTTGGCTTCGAGTTCGCCCTCAAGTGGAGCAACTCGTTTAAATGCCGAGTCCATTTGTGCCATATCTCGAAACTCCATCAAAATCATCCACTCTGGCATGTCGGCAATTGATCGAAAGCCCATCTTGCAACGAGTGATTCTGTATGATTCCATCTTGCCTTCCGAGACCAAATGATCGAAAAAACTTTTCATTCCTGTGACCCAGTCTAGGTCCGATATGTCGCCTTGTTTGTTGGCCCAAATTGTGTACAAGTCCATGTGATTCCTTTAAATACAGTGTAAAGGTATTTACATGAAGATCATATTCAACCACAAATTTGGCCACCAGGAGCAAGGCGAGTGTTTTGTATTCGATTGCAGTTTGACTGATGTTGCACCAGAGGAATACAATCAAGCCTTGGAACAGGGATTTTTAATCACAGTTCAACAGGGACAACCACATTGGTATCAGTGCCGCAGCACTCGTGTGGCCACACGTGACACCAACTACTCACTGTTGCCAGGCGCGGCCGTGATGACTGATCCACTGCCGTTGACTGAAATGGATCACATATACACAGCCTATTGTTATCACAAAAAGTTTCGCAAGTATTTTGAAGTAGGTGAGTATTTGCCCGAAGATCGATTTATACAGTACAGACTGGATGGCAATTTTGTGGCCTGGACCAAACTGCGTCATTACACTGAATCGTCTCTAGAAACTTGTTTGTTTGTGTGGGATTATGCGGATCCAGATGCTAGACTAGGCGATACCAGTCTGGGTCACGAAATTGCCTGGGCCAAATCTGCTGGATATCAGCATGTGTATCTAGGCCCGGGATACCAACGCAGCAGTCAGTACAAGTCTCGAATTTTGGGTTTTGAATGGTGGACCGGATCCGAATGGAGTCGAGATGTAGAACGCTATCGTTGGCTATGCCAACGCGACAGCAGAATCAACTCTGTCGCGGATCTCTACGATTTGCAAACAACAGCTTGAGATATTCCTCGGGCCAGGCATGATAAAACCCTCGGCTGGCCATTTGTGTAGCGGCAGCATCCAGCTTGCTGAGACTTTGACATAGTACAAGGGCATAGGTGCCTTGATTCATGCCAACGCCGTTGACAATTTCAGCGTCGTCGGGATGATCTTCCAGGGCCAGCAGACCTGCAGGCAACAAAAATTCTCTGTTGGCTGATTCAATATGCTGATGAAAATGCTGGTAGGGCCACTCCGCAGGATCATACACATACACAATGACTTCGTACTTGCCCATTCCCCACTGACTGCGTGTCTTGAGATCAAAATAGGGATTGTGGCCAATCACAACTGACACAGTGCCCGACAGTCGTGCCTGGCGTGCGTAGGGACAGGGAGGCCACCCGCCCAGCGCCGGATGTGGACGTTCCACAAATGTTTCACTCCATTTGAGAATATCTTGGCGAACAGTTTCTAAATCCAACATGACTAAATACTAGAAGAATGGTAGTCCTGACTTTTTGGTAGTTTCAAGATTTTCCTTGACCAACTCATTGATCAATTCCCGGTCGTTTTGACTCATCTGCATGGCTTCGTCGAAGCTGACGCCGCCTCTCATATACCAACACAGTTTTAATATATCAAGCCGTATATCCTGTGTTTCTTTCTCCATGTCATCGATCATTTTGACGATGTCATCAGAGTCCAGTACTAAGAGGCGATTTCGAAAAAATTCGACATGTCCAGCGTGAAATCCTGGCGGTATTGATTTTGACAATTGTCACAGGTGATATCCACCGGCGGAAGATCAGTGGCTTCGCGCAATCGTATGGCATGTTCTTTGATTCGATTAAACACATCTTTGGGCGCATTGACCAGGAATTCTTCAATTTGAGCAGTGTCAGTGACCATGGCACTGGAAGTTTTTATGGCACCAATGCTTAGTGCAATGCTGTGTATGGTCATGTGGGTGATGCGTTTGAATGCTTCGCCCAGCTTGGTCATTTTTTCTTCTTCGGTTGTTTCGGCAGAATTTATCACCTGCATGAGTTTTTGATCTTCGTATTGCACACGACTGATCTCATTCAACTGCCGATAAGTCAATGGAACAAAAAAACAGTTTAGATCGCCAATCACAGCCGGAGTATCGTAGTCGGGCATGCGCAATCGATCCAGCGCCCACCGCAGATCTATGGTATACGAATGTGTTTGGCCACATTTTGGGCAGGTACTTGAAATCTCCATTTCGTGTCCGTAGCTGGCAATACGAACGGCTGCCAACAGAGAATTAAAGTCCACTGCTGGTATGGTCCAGGCATCGCGAATGTTGGGCACACAACTGCTCAACACATTGACCACTGCAGATCCGTTGAACAAAGCGTCAGGTGTTCTGCTGGTGATCTCATCCACAGCAGTCATGGGCAGAATGGGTACTTCTCCATTGGGCGGAAGATCTATCGAGCCCGGAGGATAAAATCTGCCTCCGCTGGGCAAGCGTAGATGTATCGCAGCCTGCCTGAAATACTTGCGTAACGGGTTATCGTTTTGGATCATTTTTTCACCATAAATATGTGCTATATTTATTGGGTAAAAAACATGGCCACAGAAAAGGAACTGCAAGACGAAATGGAACGCCTTCGAGCGGAAGTTCAAGGGCTTGTAACCGACTTGGAAAATGCCAAATATGGCCTAAAAGCATTTGGCAAAGCAGGTGTTCAGGGAGCAGTTGATTTAACCAAAGGGCTAGGCAGTCTTGCACTCACGGTCGGTCGCGGCGATACCAGCTTTAAATCATTAAATTCAGTAGTAGACATAGCAGCAAATGCCCTGGCGGGCATGGCCAAGGCCATTCCGTTCGCCGGCGCGGCCCTGGCCGCAGTCACCAAGGCCACAGCTGAAGCCAGCAAATTCATGCTGGATCAAATGGACACCACTATCAAGGCCTTTAACGACCTTGGCCGAGTGGGTGCGCTGACCGAACGCGGCATGAGCGGCTTGCAAAAGCAGTTTCTAGCATCTAACTTGTCCTTTGGTGCTTTTAACAAACAAGTAACTGAAAATGCTCAAGCCTTGGCCAGATTCAAAGGCATGGCCGGGGATGGAGTCGATGCCTTTGCTGGTATAACCGGTGCACTGGCAGACCTAAGCAAAGGCAGCGACGACAGCCTGCGCAGACTGGGCATGAGCACCGACGATATTGGTGCCAGCACAGCAGCTTTTATTACACAACAGACCAGACTGGGACTTGCTCAAGGCCTTAGCAACGCACAATTGGCTGCAGGAACCAAGGCCTATGCCATTGAGCTAGATGCACTGCAAAAAGTCACAGGTCTAAGTAGAGAAGCTATACAAAAGCAACAGGATGCTGCCTTAAGTGAAAGTCGTTTTCGAGCCAACTATGATGAATTGATAGCGCAAGGCAAAGAAGCCGAGGCCAAGGCATTGATGAAGTTGCAAACACAAATATCAGCCATTGGTCCCCAAGCTGGACAGGGTGTTAGAGATTTGTTGTCAGGTGCTGGTACAGATGCAGCTGCCAAACTCATGGCATCAACCGGTGGAGCCGCACAAGATATTTTGGATCGCGTTAAGGAAGGAAAACTAGACGAAACCCGGGCTGCACAAGAATTGCAAGCGGCCATGAAAAAAACAGCTGATGCAGCCAGAAACAATGCTCGATATGTAGATCAAGGCACTTCGGCTTTTATTGATTATAGCCAACAGTCGGATCTTATCAATGCTCAACTGGTCAACGGTCAACTGGTAAAACAACGCCAAGACAAACAGATGGCCGAGGGAACTGACGGGCTAACAGACTCAACAGTTGCTGCTGAAAAAGCCATACAGTCCATGAATATTGGCATACAACAGCTGGGCTTTACATTCTTGCCAGCCGCTGCCACAGCGGTGAAAAAAATGACAGAATCGATTGATGAGTTTGTCAAATTTGTCAACAAACAACTTGGCATCAAGGATACACCAGAGTCAGAGTCTCTGTCAGAGTCAGAAAGAGCCCAACAAGCAAGAGCCGAACAAGCACAAGTAGCTCAAAATGCACCAGCTGGCCAAACCAACAAGGTTTCAGAGACTCTGGTTACCAATACGGCCGGCGGTGCAGCCATGGTACATAGAGGTCGTCGTGTAGATGTGCCTGTCATCGCCGGGTCTGCTGATGCTAGAGCACAGGCCGAACAGTATCTGGGTCAAAAAATCAACGATCAAGATTTCAGTAATTTGCTCAAGGCCACGCATGCCGAAGCAGCTGGCGGAAAGCAGGCCAGCCAGCAAGAACAAGCCATGATCATGGCTACAATTTTAAATCGAGCCAGAACTAATCCCAAGGGTATCGAAGGCGCACTGTATGCTAAAAATCAATTTCAGTCGGTCACCGGAACGTCCGCTAATAATTATCAACCCAGTCAGCAGTTCTTAACAGGCCCGAAAGGTGACCGACTCAAAAGCATTGAAGGTGCTGCTGCTCTGCTGTCTGGCATTAGCCAAAAACAAACACGATTCACAGCAGCTGATCCAGCGGCCTACGGACCTGGCACCAATATTGGCTACAGAAATCTCATGCTGGCCCGAGGCGGCACCACGATTGGCGGAACAGTGTTCAACACCAGCGGTTTATCCGGTCCAACTCCCAAGTACGAATCCACTGTGGCTGCAGTGCAACCTTCAGAGCAGTTGGCATCTAAACCTGCTGCTAGTGCTCAATCGTCAACCAGTTCCGGTACCGATGTCGCAATGCTGAGGGAATCTTTGGCCAAACAGGACGAAATGATCAGTCTTCTACGCACCCAGTTGGCAACACAACAAAAACAATTACAACTGAGCAACTAGAGCCCGGTAAATATAAGATCATGGCAGACAATCAAAACTCGCGCAAACCTGGTTGGAAAAAATATTTTCGAGTGGCCAGCACCGGTGGCCAACTGAGTCCAATATCCGGGCAAAATCAATTTGGACTAGGTGGATATCCTAGACAAACCGGCGACGGATACAATGCCGGTGGCACGCCCAATGATTTTGCATTCCGCAACTATGCCAGTCGCTTGCCTGAAGTGTATTCAGGACACCCCAATCGTATCGAACGCTACAATCAGTACGAAAACATGGACTGTGACTCCGAAATCAATGCCTGCTTGGATATTATTAGTGAGTTCAGCACACAGGTCAACAAAGACAACGGCACACCATTTGAAATCAATTTTACAGATAAACCCACCGATCACGAAGTGGACATTATTAAAAAACAGCTACAACAGTGGACCAAACTGAACAAGCTGGATCAACGAGTATTCAAATTGTTCCGTAACACCATCAAGTATGGTGACCAAGTGTTTGTGCGTGATCCAGAAACATTTGAAATGATGTGGGTTGACATGGTCAAAGTGGCCCGTGTTATTGTAAACGAAAGCGAAGGCAAGCGCCCTGAGCAGTACATTATTCGCGACATCAACCCTAACTTTCAAAACATGAGCGTGGCACAGAAAACCACCAGTGATTACTATGTGAGTCGCGCCCTGGGCGGCGGTACCAACATCAACAATTACAGCAGTCCCGGAGGCGGCGG